GAATGGGAAAGAGGCTACTGTGATGACGGACACAGACCGTAAGGCACTGGAGATTTTCAACAAAAAGGGCTAAAAAACACAAAAAGGGGGACGTAAAAAATGGGAATTGTTATTACAGACTTGAGTGCAGCGTTGAAGGAGCGTGCACTATCTACAAGGGAGATCCTTTTGACTCAGTTAATGGTGGACCGTTTGGAGATTGCTCCACACGCCAATACCGTTGACCCAATGCTCTTAGATGAGCAGCCTATTTTGCGTGCTGATCTAACTGAGATTTCGCAAAAAGGCAAAACGGGAGCTTTTGCACCTAAAGGCACTACAAGCTTCAAAAACCGTATTTTGAAACGCCGCCAGATCAAAGCGGATATTACTATTACGGACAAGCAGATTCGCGCCATGGAGGCCTCTTACCTTGGTATGATTCGTGGCAAGGGTGTTAATCCTCAGGATTTTCCTTTTGCTGCATTCGTACTTGATTTGCACCTACGCAAAGCGGCTGCCGAGAGCAACAATGTTATTTTTAGCGGGGTTTATGACTCTGATGAGGCCGTTACTACAGCTGCAAGCACACTTGATGGCTTGACCACAAAGGTGTACGCTGATCTTACCGCATCAGTTATCCCGAGCGGTAATGCTTTTGTACATGGGGCTGCCATCACTGCGGCAAATGCAGGTGATGTACTACATGGCCTTATGGACCTAGTGGTGGCGGTACCTGGTGGTAATGGCACTGTTTGGAAATACTTTGTTGACCCTGTTGTTGCCCGTAACTACCAAAAGTGGTACCGCACAGAGTACAACATTCAGCAAGGGATCAATTCGCAGAACATCACTTTTGTGGATGGCGATGCGAACCACGTACTTGTGCCTGTTGAGGGCCTACGTGGCACGGGTAAGGTTATGTCTACCCGCACTGAAAACTTGTTTTACCTATTCGACGATAGCAACTTCAATATTGATGTTATGCTACGTGAGCGCTCTTTGAGCTTGATGCTTGACTGGGCACTTGGCGTTGAGTACGGTAACCCTAATGAGGTTTTTGCCACTGTCTTAGATTAATCAACCCTTAAAAACACAACTAAATTTTATGGGAGCATGTGGGCCTCTGATTAACGTAGTGCAGGATGATTGCAAGAGCAATGCACCTGGCATCTACACGCTGCTTTTGGCGCAGCAAAGTGATGTATTGACAATCCCCGCCATTAGTGCGGGGACTGTTACGATTAGTACGGACATTGTGCTTGCAGGTAGCCCTGCGGCAAAGTGGGCACGTTTTCAGTTTGAAAACGGCACGGGCGGCCTGAAAATAGCCGGCAAGCGTGGCGGCTATACGGCGGATGTTGAGATAAAACTTTTGGGCCACGGTCCTACGGAGGATTATGCAATATCTACCCTTGTTGGGCGTAAGCTGGTGGCTTTGGTTGAGGATGCTGAGGGCAACATTCGTCTGCTTGGTAATAAGCGGCAGGCTTGTAAACTTGAGGCGGACCTTGACACAGGCAAAAAGTCTGGCGATGAGGCAGGGTGGACGGGTAAACTGACAATTGAAGGCTTGCCAGATATGCCTCCACACTACACGGGTGCGGCTGTTGTACAGGATGATCCCGTTTACGTATAGAGATGGCACTGACCAAGTATAAACTTAAGCAGGGCACATCTTTGGCTGGGCTTGCACCGGGTAATGGTGTAGGGTTTGTACCCATGAGAGACCTGACTGACGTGCATGTTGACATGGCCAAGCCATTATCTCTTGAGTACTTTGAGCTTGTAAAAGAGCAAAAGTTTGATAAGAATAAAGAGGATAAATAGGTTAGAATAGCGTAGCATTTATAAAAGGCTTGTGGGTGGTTCCACAGGCCTTTTTTGCGTCCTATTGGGGGGGTATTCTTAGAATAGACCTTTGGAATAATGGAAGCAATTGAACAAATACAGGCTTGGTTAGCCCAGGGCAATGAGGCTAGCTATGCAGAGGGCAAGGCCCTCTATGATGCGTATGGGCGCAACCCCGCGCTTAAGGTATATTTTGCCAAGGGGTTAAATAAGGATAACCCTGTAGCGCATACTGAGAAATTGGTGTATGAGCTTGGGAAGTTGGCGGCTGGGGATGCGGCTATTAAAGTTGGTGCCGTGGTAGTTGATGTGCCGGTTGTTTTGAAACCGATTACAACTGAGGGCGAAAATAAAGAGCCTACGTTGGTAGAGGGCTTAACGGCGAAGATTGACAGCTTGGGCAGGCAGGGTGCGGCTGTTTTTGTGAAGCGGGCCCAAGCGAGCAACCAACTGGCAGACTGCAAGACAGACGAGGCGCGGGCCGCCTTGGTTGATGTTATACAAGCCTTTAGTGTTGAGCTTGCCAAGCTGGATAGCTTTAAGGCTGACCATAAAGAGGCCTTGGCTAAGGTTGTGGCTGGCGAGCAAGAGGTTGAGTTGCCAACGTGGCCCACGGATGAGGCGGTTGGGGCTGAGGAGTTGAGCGAGCAGAATATTGTTAAGCTGATGGCTACCCTGCAAACGAGCAAGGGCAACTTGCGAGCACGTATTAGCAAGCTGAAAGACTCAACCAAGCACAAGAAGCTGAGCCAGCCTGAGAAGGATGAGGAGATTGCTAAGCTCAATAAGGAGCTAGAGGAGGTGTTGTTACGGATTGATTGCTTACAAGCTGATGACAGAGAGTAGGCTACGTATTTTGGGCAAGAGAGGTGCCGGGCGTGGGCCCGGCATTGCCCATTTGAGGGAATATATCCTTGGCGAGCGCAAGGAGATATCTGCCGCTTTGGAGGAGAAGCTAAGCCTCTTGCGGGTTACGTATGCCCTGAGCATGGAGGGCTACAATAAAGAGGAGCGCATACGGATTTTAGTGGAACTACATAAAATACCACAATCGTCTGCCTACCTGCTTGACAATAATGCAATAGAGCTTTTTGGAGATATTGCCATGGCTGCCCGATTGGGTGAGCTACATGTGCGGTATGAGTCTCTGATACGGCTGGCCAAGCGAGCAGAGGAGAAGGGGAACTTACCAGAGGCTATTCGGGCCAATGCCTTGGCGGCAGATCTATTGCTTAAGATGGGGCCATTGGTTCCTACGGCTTTGGAAGTGCGTGAGGCAGCAACTGGGGATGTAAAGTTCACCCACAAGCTAAAAGAGGCGGAGGAGGCACAAGAAGGTGGGCAAAGCTAAACCTAGGCTTGTGTATGCGAACCCTAAGCAGCAGCGGTTTTTGCAGAGTAGGGCTAGGCGGCGTACGTTTAACGGTGGGCGTGGCTCTGGCAAGAGCTTCACCATTGGGTTTATGAACTATATGCGCATGCTGAACTTGCCAAGGGGTAAGAACATGATGGCGGGCATTACGTTCAACCATATCCTTACCAAGACTATGCCCAGTGTGATTAACGCGTTTAATCAACTTGGTCTTAGGGAGTATGATGCCAAGCTGGATATTGGGGACTATGTGGCTTTTAAGAAACCGCCTGTTACTTGGGTAAGGCCTTGGGAGCAGCCATTTAGATACGAGTACGTGCTGACGTTTAAAAACGGGTACACGATTGAGTTACTATCTACAGACAGGCCAGATAGTAATAGGGGTGGTAGCTATGATGGTGAGGACTTAGATGAGTCTGCTCTGATTGATGAAGAGGTGCAGAGTAAACAGCTGGCACCGTCTGTACGTGCGAATGGTAGGCGGTTTAAGGATAACATTTGGCCTAGGGTTATTGCGGATTATACCTCTACGCCTTGGCTGCCCAGGGGGCAATGGATATATAAGACGGAGGACTTGATGAAGCTGCACGGCAAGGACAAGTTTGAGTTTGTATCTGCTACGGCTGAGGATAATATTGAGATACTTACGGCTGAGTATTTGGAGGAGAGGAGGCTTGAAACTCCGCCTTTGCAGTTTGCTATCGAGTATATGAATGAGAGGATGGCTACGCTGCCAAACTGCTTTTATCCTTCTTTTGATGAGCGTAAGCACTGCCAAGTAGAGCCGTTTGACTATGACATGAAGGCTAACCTATGGGTGCCGAATAGCAAGGCATTCTTTCCGCACATGGGGCTGGAGATTAGCGTGGACTGGAACGCGGCGTTTAGCTCTATGTTAGTAGCTCAAGACAAGGGTAAGAGCCTTTGGATTGGGAATTGCTTGTTTGTGGCAGATGCACACGGGCAAGAGAACGCATTGGGTAAGGAGAGTATGGTTACTGCATTAGCCAGGGCGTTTACATCTACCTATGCAGGGCATGCGACTAAGACGGTTAAGGTTTATGGTGATCGAGGTGGGCACAATAGGCAGCTTAACAGTGAGCATAGCCTGTATGATGATCTTGAGAAGGAATTAAAGAAGGCAGGATGGGCGGTGCAGATGCTTGCTAGTAAGCGTTACCCGATGCACATGGCCAAGCATGGCGTAATTGATACCCTACTTAGAGAGACCAACCCTAGGTACCCCAAGGTTAGGATTGATATTGAGAAATGCAAATGGTTGTTGATCTCCATACAAAACTCAGGCATGAAGCCAGACTTTAGTAAGGACAAGTCTAGCGAGCGCAACCTAGTAGATCAAAGAAGGGCCACGCACTTTAGTGATTGCCTAGACTACCTACTGTTTAGCAAGTACGCCAAGGCAATTGCCGGGGGCTCGGGCGACACTACGGTGTACACAGGTTAGGATACCCCTATCATATATTCGTTTTTTTTGCTTTTGGCAATTGCCTCCCGCCAATGCGCGCGTAGGGTCAATCGTCAGTGGTGTTAGAATGTGGGGTATAGGGCTTGTATTTAACATTTTAGGGGCTAAAGTGTTGGCTTTTTGGGGTTTAGAATGGCGTTATTGATTTGTGAGTGCGTCCTATGTGGTGGGTGGGGGATTTTGGAGATTTGGGTATGAAAGAGGGGACGATTAGACTACAAGCTGTGCGGGAGGAGATTACCCGATATGTGGGGGAGGATGGGCAAAGCAAGAGCTTTTCTTTGACTTTTGTGAAGATACAGGGGGCTGAAAAGGGCAAACTGCGGACGTTTGCGAGGGCTAGGCGGGGGGGTAAGGATATTGAGAAGGGTGAGACGCATGGCACTAAAAACAAAGAGTTTTACCGCATGAAGGAACGGAACCTGATACTGATACACGACCTAGATAGTAAGGGAGATAGGAGCGTGAATGTGCATTTGATTACTCACTTTAATGGCCTGCGGGTTGTACACTAGATATGAGCAAGATACTAACGAATAAGGGTGATAGCCAAGCCGATAGCGGGCTTGTTTTTGTTGAGCGCAAGGGCGATGTGGAGATATTTCACAAGGATTTTGCGGTGCAAAAGTCTAGCAAGAGTAATTTCCAGTTACTTGATGGGTTGAAGCCTGTGCCTAGCGTGAAGGGGGTGGCTGTACCGGGTGTGCCTGGTAAGAAGTATATACCTTGGGGTAGTACCAACGCCTTGCCACGCGCTTATACAGAGATGATTTACAGCAACCACATTGCACCAAGACTGCTTGAGACGAGACGGGATCAAGTGATGGGGCAGGGTTTGTTTTTTTACCGCCAGACGGTAACGGCTGAGGCGGTGCAAAAGATTGAGGTTGTTGATTTGCCTGAGGGTAAGGCTTGGTTGATGACTAATGAGGTGCGGGATACTCTAAAGCAATTGGAGATGAACCGTAACCAAATTGGCAATGCTTTTCTTTTGGTGGAGTTGGATGCGAGTGGGGCTAATGTTTTCCCTACTAGTGTACGCAGTTTGGATGCGCATATGGTACGGGCTGAGGAGGCTGATTTGGAAACGGGTAAGATTGCGGCTTACTATGTGTGCCGTGATTGGTCTTTATCAACCCAGAAAAAGGTACGGGTGGCGGCCTTTGACCCTGCCAACCCACAGGGGAATATGAAGTTTATTGTGCATTTGCGCGATAAAATACCTGGCTTCCCTTACTATGACCCGCCTGCGTGGATTGGTGCTACGACCGCTATACAGGTATCTAACCTATTTTGGAGCTATTACTTTAGCCGGATAGACAAGGCGTATGCTTTGAGGTATCTGATTCGGATAGATTGGAGTTCTTTTGAGGCGGGGTATGACCCTGCTGAGAATGATAACAAGACGATTAAGGAGGCCAAAAAGGAGTTTGTTGATAAGATTAACGACTACCTAAAGGGTACGGATGGGGCCACGACTTTGTACACAGGCTTTACGAGCAATGGGCAGGAGCGTTTGCCTATGGTTACGGTGGAAGTGCTGGCTAAGGCTGCGGGGGATGACTTGTATCTTGAGTTGGCCAAGCAGGCGGATGTTGCGCTGGCCAGTGGCTTTGGGATTGACCCTGCCTTGGCGAACGTAGCCACTGGCAGCGGCTTGGGGCGTAGTGGCTCGGAGTTGCGGATAAGTTTTCAGGTGGATTTGGCTATGCACTGCCAACAACCTAGGCAGTTGATACTAAAGGCTTTTAACTGGATACTTAAGCCCATGTTTAACTGGTGGCCTGAGGATGTTTACCTAGGGATTGAGGACGTAGATATTACTACGATTGCTGACAACCCTACGGGAAGAGAAAAGGTGGCAACACCGTCTGTTTAGTGTGTGATGATTGCGGGTGTGGGGTGGGCTTTTGGCCTGCCTTACCCTACTTTTTAGAGTTTTTTAGGGGCATTTTACTTTGACTTTACTATGATTATTGAGCGCATTGATGAGTTTACGGGGCGGCTTGGGCACTTGAGCCCAGATGTGGATTGGGCCAAGTGGAGTATTTATGTGCGTGAGGCGCAAGATTCGCGCCTGATGCCTGTGTTTGGGGCTGAGGTTATTGCCTGGGCGAGCGATGCGCGGGCGGCTTTGGCTGCGGATGAGAACGCTGCCGGCTATAGCAACAATGCCAAGATTGTACTTAATGCCTTGCAAGGTGCGCTTGCTAATTATGCGTATGTGGTGGCTGCGCCTTATCTAACCTTACAGGTTGGGGATGGTGGTGCCATGGAAATGTCTAGCCAAAATGGGCAGCCTGCACGTATTACTATCCTAAATAAAGCCTTGGAGGCTGCGCTTGACACGGCTGAGCGGATGGTTGAGCAGGCGCAGATGTTTTTGGACATTGCGGCTTTGGATGTGGCTGATACGCTTGGTGGTGTTTGGTTGGCGGCTGAGGCACAAGCAGCGGACAAGACCTGCTGGCTAAACCGATACGGGCAGATGTCGCAGCGGGTTGATTTGGCGAGCCGTGCGGTGTTTGCGAGCTTGGGCAAGCACTTGAAGCGGGCGCAGGAGGATGTGGTTTATACTGCCTTGGGCGATGAGACCTATACCTTTTTGCACACTGCTTGGCTGGCTGTTTTGGATGGTGTGCCTATGACTGTGCCACAGGCTAAGGCTATTGATTTGGCGCGTAATGTGATGGCTGCGCAGGCTTTGGCCTATGCGTTGCCCTTGAGTGGGTTTGTGGCTACAGCTACGGGCGTAAAAGTTGTGAATGAGGGATCTGTTGCAGAGGGTTTGCAGCAGAAAACGGCGGCAAATGCCAACGAAAAGCAGCTACTTGTGGAGCGATACCAAGGGCAGGCAGACCGTGCGGTGGCTAAGTTGAAGCACTATATGGCGGCGCATGCGGATGTGTTTACGGACTTTGTGCCTACTGAAAAGAGCGAGAATGTTGTGGGTATGGGCGGGGCTGTTTTTCTTAATTTGTAATGGTAAATTCAGCAGACGTAGAGGCTTATTTTGGGGGTATTGTGAACAGACACGTGGAGCTAGTGGGCTACACGTTTGGGTTGATGGATGAGTTGGTGAATGGCACGGCGAAGGCGCAAAGGTTTCCGCTTTTGCACGCTGAGCCGCCTGAGATTAGTTTTAGCGGTGCGCGGCGCAACCGTGAGCGTAGCGCTAAGGTTTCGTTTACGGTATTTATACAGCGTAGTGCCCGCCCAGGTGATATAGCTAGTGACCAAACGACAGAGGGGCGGCGTACGCTGGCAGATGCTTTGGCTAAGGCGCAAGAGATTGCCGAGGATGTGCTGACTATGCTAGAGCATGACTTTGTGGGCAACCTTGAGGTGGTTGTTGATGCGAGCAATGCTACCCTTGAGGGGGTTACGGCTTTGACGGCTAATGCGGATATGGGGTACCGCTGTGAGTTGTTTGTGCGCACGAAGATGAACGGGTGCCCGGATATGAGTAAGTGGAATTGAGTTGTGAGTTGTGGGTTGTGGGTTGTGAGTAATGAGTTGCGGGATGCGAGTTATGGGTTGTAGTGATTAACCTTTTTGACGGAGTTTATATGTGGGGCTTACTGTTTGTTTTTGGTGTTGCGTGGCTTTTGTTGGTTGGTATTTATAAGCAGTGTGAGCGGGATGCAGTTTGTGGGTTTAAGCCTGTACGTGGGCGGGCGCAGTTGTTGCCGGATTCTTGCTACCATGTAACGGGTAGGCTTAAGGACCCGATGCACACGGACTTTTTGCCTATGGCTTTGAAGCATGGGCGGACTAGGTTGCAGCGTAGGCGGTGGCGGGCCTGATATACCATTTTGGTATATCAGGTAAGTTCTAAAATACAGGGAATTGCGTACGGAATACGGGGATTAGAAAGCGATTTGTTCAGTTTTTAGCACGCTTTGTTCAGGTTTGCGTACGGAATACGGGGATTTGTTCAGATTTTACGGGGACTAGGTTGGGGAGTTGTCTATTTACTTTTTGAGCTATGTGGAAATTTCTTTTGATGCTTTGGGGGTTCTTTTGGGAGTGCATGGTGCCGTTTTTGGTACAGATGTTTTTGAGCTTGGTGGTGATTGCTTTGCTTAAAATTGATGAGCGGGTGTACTTGCCTTATGCGGGGTATGCGCTTATTGGGTTTGGGATGGTGAGTGTGGCGATTACTACTTGGCGGGCATGGTATTATATACGGCCTTAGTTGCGGTTGTTACGGTTGTGGCGGCGTTTTGTTGGGCCACGTTGCAGGTGCTGCATGCGGGGTTTGAGCAGACGTTGTTTTACCGATTGGGCCTGAGTGCGGAGTTTTGGGACCCGCTTAAGAGTTGGCGGAGTAAGTGGCGGATTAGGGAGATATTGCGTGAGTATCAATTGGAGGCTAAGGGTGAGCTAAACAAGGCCTATATGGCCTTTGATTTGGGGCATACGCTTGGTGTTCGCACGAGTGCTGCTTGTTTGATAGCCTGGTACTTTGTGGTGTGGTGTTTTTGGGGTGTGATGGTGGAGGCTATTACTACTAGCCTTGTTTGGGTTACGGATGCTTGGCACTTGTTTGGGCTTTTGTTGGTGTGTTTGCTGCCCTTACAGGGGTGGCTTTTGCATGGGCAGCCTATACAGACTTTGGGCGTTGTGGTGTTTGTGTTTTTGGCTTTGTTTGAGACTTTTTGGCGCATACTGCGTAAATAAATGAATACGATTGCATACGGTAAGAGGTCTTTTACATTGCCTGCCCATTGGGCTGAGGTGCCTACGCTTTTTGCGGGCAAGCGGCTTTGGCGGGTGGAGATGGCGGCTTGTTTGCTGCGGCGTGCACCTGAGCAGGGGGCTTTGCGGTTGCTTTTGCTGTATGCGTGTTTACCTTGGTGGGGGTATTTTATTGTGCGTGGCCTGACGGGCGAGCAGGTGGTGGACTTGACACAGTGGGCGGTGGCGGAGAAGGTGGTTATATCTACCCAACGGATACGGGTGGGCGGGCGCACTTGGGGACTGCCCAGGCTTGATTTTGCCAATATGAATATGCTTGAGTGGGATTTGGCGCACAGGGCGTTGGTGGCTGCTAAGGGTACGGAGTTGGGGATGATTCATTTTGCTGCCCATTTGATTAGGCCCTTGCGTAAGCGGGCTGAGCTTAGGGCTCTTGACTTTGCGGGGGATGAGCGGGTTGGCTTTAATGGCTTTTTTACGGAGCAGTATGCCAAGCAGTTGCGGGGCTTGCCTGCGGGTGCGATTGCTGCTTTGGTGGAGGTGTTTTGCCAAGGGCATGCGGACTTGGTGGCACGGCACCCTAGGCTGTTTACCAAGAAGGGTAGCGGGGCGGCCCCGCTTGAGATTATTAACATGGTAGCCAGAGATGGCAACTTTGGGACGTTTGAACAGGTTTGCAAGCAGCCGGTAGAGGTGGTATTGCTCGATATGGGGCAGCATTTGAAGGCCTTGGAGGCCGAGGCTAAGGCTAGAAAGGAGGCAGAGAAGCGTGGCAGGTAAGACGATTGACGAGCATGTACTTAGCCAGATATCGGCTGAGGAGTTGGCACGGTATAGATCTGTTGTTTTGCAGACGTTGGCTGCCAATTTGCGTAAGAAAAAATTGATTGTGAGCGGGCATACGCTGAATAGCTTGGCGGCTGAGGTTTACGAGGAGGCTGATGCGCTGGCGGGGCTGGCGGTTGAGTTTGAGCCGAGTGGACGTTACCAAGAAATGGGGCGGCTTGATTTTAATGGGCTGCCTCCGCTTGACCCGATACTTGCTTGGGTGAAAAAGAAGGGCATGGCGAAGTTTAGCCATGTGCCAGGCTATGAGCGGACGATGCCTGCGGACCGTGAGCGTGGTATGGTGCGGATTGCTGAGGGCATACGGCGGGGCATTGCCAAGCGGAATACTAAGAAGGCGGTGAAGTGGTGGAGCCGTGATTTTTACAAGGGTATTAATGGGGTGGTGAGTAGGATTGTTACTCGGTACGCTGAGGTTGCGGGTACTTTTTTGGATGTGTTGGAGAGTTAATTGCGTCCTATGTGTGTGGGTAGTTTTTTTTGAGTTTTGTAGCATACTTAACGCGCATGATGAACGGAGCTTTTTGGAAATGGCTGGCAGGGTTAGCCCTTGGCTGTAATGCCTTTTTTTTGGCTAGAACTGTTAATTCGATTGATTTTTTGGTGACTGAGGTGCAGGCAATTAAGGTGGCACAGGCACGGATGGAGGAGCGAATTATACGGCTGTATGGGGCGCAGGGATGGCAGACGAGTATGGTGCCGTTTGGGAGTAACAGAGGTGGGCAGATACCCACACGTACTACGCCACACGTGCTTGCACCTGCGCCTAAGACTGAGACTGTTGTAGCAGAAGGTGAGGAGTTTAACCCTAATTTATTTATATGAAGGATTTGTTTGGCCCTAAGGGCATTTTACAGCATTGGGTAAGTACCCTGGTGGGCGTTGGTGTTTTGTGTGGGCTTGGTATGGGTATCTATACCAAACTTTTTACGTTTGAGCAGGTGTGGCCTGCGGGGGCTACGGTGTTGCCTTTCTTTTTTTATAAGGGCAAGCCTAGCGATGAGAAAGGGGGCGAAGGTGCGTAGTTGGTTGTTTTTTGCCCTTGCATTTTTGTTGGTGGTTGGGTGCCGCTCGGCTAGGCCTGTGCTTACGAGGACTACTGAGACGAAGGATAGCACGGTGGTAGAGTATAGGGATGTGCTGTTGCCTTATGCGGTGGCGGGGGATTCGGTTACGGAGTATGTGCAGGTGCCTTGTGGTGATACGGGTAAGGTGAGCAAGCCAACGGCTGTTGTGCGTAAGAATGGGCGGGCTACTTTGCGGGTGCAGCGGGATTCTTTGGGGCGGACGGTGGCCAAGTGTGAGTGTGATAGTGTGAAGGGCGTACTGGCTGCTAAGGAGAAAAGTATAAAGCAGTTGCGTAGTGTGCGGATTGGCGAAAACATTACCATTACTAAGACGGAGTACAGGACGCATTGGTATGATCTTGCGGCGCGGTGGATTGCGGGGGCGTTTTTGTTGTTTTTATTTTTCTTTATTTGGCGGGCTGTTAAGGCCTGATTCAGATGCCTGATGCCTGATGCCAGATGCCAGAGTTTTTTAAGCCCCGATTGGGGCTTTTTTATTTATATTGGGGCATGAAATTTATTTGGATGGTTTTGTTGGTGGGCATAGCTGCCCTCGGAATAAGCGAGGGTAGCTATGGGCAGCGGGTGCCGCATAAGCGTTGTAGTGCGGGGGCTGATTGTAAAGCCTGTACGACTTGCACGTATTGCAAGCATTGCTCTGTGAGGGGTGGTAGTTGTTCGGTTTGTAAGCCTAGGCTTTACAAGCGGAAGAATTAACTTGATCGGATGCCAGATGCCAGAGTTTTGAAAGCCCCGATTGGGCCTTTTTTGCGTCCTATAGGGTGGGGTTGGGTTGGGTGAGATTTGGGTATGGCATTGAAACAGGAGAAGGTTGTTGTATCGCTTGAGGTTGCTAGTGAGCAGGCTAAGGCGGAGTTGAATGCGCTACAGGCTGAGGCTAAGCGGCTGGCGGATGACTTGAAGCTGATGACGAAGGGCACGGCTGAGTATGTTGAGACGAGCAAGAAACTGAAAGAGGTTGAGGGTAACCTTGCCTCTGTTACCAATAAAATAGGTACGGCAGGGCTGACGATTAAGCAGCTGCAGAATGAGTATAGCAAGCTAAACCGTGAGATTGCGGGCTTGGTACCGGGAACGGATGCGTTTGTGGAGAAGACTAAGCGGCTGCAAGAGGTGGGTGGTAGGCTTAGCACTTTGCGGCAGCAGGTACGGGGCAGCCAAGATGCTATTGAGGGCTTGGGTAATTGGGCTAACCCTGTTATGCAGCTTTTGCAGCAACGTGTGGGCGGGGCTAGTGGTGCTTTTGGGGACTTGGCTCAGTCTGTACTTGGTACGGGTGGGGCTTTTGCGGCGCTTGGTATTGGGGCGGTTGTACTGAGCGTGCAGGCCTTGGTTGGGTGGATGAAACAGACTGAGGCGGGCAGTGATGCGCTTGATATTAAGACTACCCAACTAAGTGCGGTTTACTCTAAATTAAGTAGGGATATATCTAGCAGCTTTGATGGGGAGCCTGTTGATGTTTTTTCTAAAACATTTTTAGCGCTAACTAACCCAGTTGCTGCGGTAACAAGTTATTTTATTGAAAATAAAGAGGCTATTGCTGCGGTATTATCTGAGGCGGAAAAGGTATCTATTGGTTTTGATAAATTGGCAGATGACCAAATTGCCTTGAGTGTGGACCTTGCTAAAAATGATGCGCTAATTAGTAATTTATTGATTAAGGCCAAGAATAAAACGGAGTCTGATATTACGCGAATTGGTTATTTAAAAGAAGCCAGTAAAATTGAAAAAGAAGACCAAGAGAAGAAACTTGAATTAGCAGAAAGAGAATATACTCTGACTGTTAGGAAACGCACTTTATTGGCTACGACGAGAGAGGAGTTAGATTATGATAATGAAAAAAGTGTTGAGAACTATAATAAAATAAGAGAAGAACAAAGAAGAGCCGAGGCGGATGCGCTAATAAAGAGAGAAAATGCAAAAAAAGAGAGTGCCGATTTACAGGAAAAAATAATTAACCGACAAGATGCGCTAGAAGAGCAGATAGCGGCTAAGGAGGCGGCGAGGGCGGCTAAGAAGGCGGCGGAGGATAAGAAGTTGGCGGATGAGCGGGCTAAGCAGTTGGAGGCGTATAAGAAACTGTATGAGCAGAGTGTGGCTGATGAGTTGGCGGCACAGGAGGCGTTGGTGAATGCGCAGATTGCGGCTATTACGGACAAGTACACCAAGGAGGCGGCACTGGCGGCTAAGGCTGCGGATGATGAGATTGAGAAGGTGCTTAAGAGTAGCGCTACCCAACAAAGCAAGGCGGCGGCGGAGCTGCAGATTCGCAAGACACTGGCGGGGCAGTTGAAACAGATTGATGCTGACCGCTATAAGGACGAGCAAAAAGATGCTGAGGAGGCTGCGGCTAAACGGGTGGAGATTGAAAATAGGCAAGCCTTAGCAT